ATTCCATACTTTGACAAAGCAAAATCAGCAATTTCTTACGGAGAAAAGCAATTAGCTAAAGGGAAACAATTTAAATAAAACCAAGATATGAACACACAAAAATCAGTATTTAACAAAATCTCCAAAATAGAGAGAGAAGTTGAATCTAAAGAGGTAGAGTTATCTGAAGTACAGAAAGTAGAACTTGCTCGTAAACCACAATCTCTTTTAAGTGAATTAAGAAAACTTGATTCTAAAATGCAAAGTCAGGAATCTAAAATGAGTAAGATTTATCAAAACTATAAATCAGCACAGAAAGAGTTTGTCAGTTTTATGGATGATGCTGTAAGTCAAACAGATGATATTTTAAGCGATATAGGTAGAATTATGGATGCTGCCCAAGAACTTGGAGTTACAGATTTTAAAAGCATTGATGGTTTAGAGGAGGCTAATGATTTACAATTCAAATTAAATCGTATAGCTCAAGATGCTAAGAAATTATATCCTCGTTTAGACTAAAAATGCAAAATAAAAATCACTAATCGTTATATAAATATGAAACCAACAGAAATGCTAAAAGAAATCAAATCACTCTTAGGCATTGAGTTATCTGCTGAGGAAATCAAAGTAGAATTAGCTCAAATGACCTTAGAGAATGGTACTATTTTGGAAGCTGAGGAGTTCGCACCTGAACAAGAGGTATTCATCGTAACAGAGGAGGACAAGATTGCCCTTCCTGTAGGTGAGTATGCTTTAGAGGATGGTCGTATTCTAAAAGTTGAAGAAGAAGGTATCATCGCTGACATTATGGCTCAAGAATCTGAAGAAGCACCTGCTGAAGAAGTAGAGGCTGCTGAAGAGGAAGAGAAAGAAGAAATGGGTTATGTTAAAAAAGAAGAGTTCGCTGCTGCTATTGACGAAATCAAAGCAATGATTGACGAAGTAAAAGCAGGAATGAAAGAAAAAGAGGAGATGGCTGCTGCGGTAGAAGAGCAAGTAAGAGAAGAATTATCTGCTACTCCTGCATCTGCACCTCTTAAACACAATCCTGAAGCAAAAGCACAAAAAGATGCTTTCAATTTTTCAACTAAAAGAGCGGAATCAACTCGTGATAGAGTATTCGCAAAACTTGCAAATCTTAAATAATTAAAACTTAAATAAACAAAAATGGCAACAACAACTTCAATCACTACTACTTACGCAGGTGAGTTTGCAGGAAAATATATCGCTGCTGCACTTCTAAGTGGTTCTACTATCGAAAACGGTGGTATCGAGGTAAAACCTAATGTTAAATACAAAGAGGTTATCAAGAAAGTAGCTACTGATTCTAATGTAATCAAAGATGCTACTTGCGACTTTACCGATACTGCTACTGTAACTCTAACTGAGAGAATTCTTCAACCTGAGGAGTTTCAAGTAAACTTAGAGTTCTGTAAAAAAGACTTCCACTCAGATTGGGAAGCTGTACAAATGGGATACTCTGCATTTGACAACCTACCTCCTGCTTTCTCTGACTTCATCATCGCTCATGTAGCAGGTCTTGTAGCTGAGAAAACTGAGCAAAACATTTGGGGTGGTGCTACTGCTACCGCAGGTGAATTTGATGGTATCGTTACTCTTGCAACTGCTGATGCAGATGTAATTGATGTAGCAGGTGCCGCAGGTGGAATTACTGCTTCTAATGTAATCGCTGAGTTAGGAAAAGTAGTAGATGCTATCCCTTCTGCACTTTACGGAAATGAAGATTTATACCTTTATGTTTCTCAGTCAGTTGCTCGTGATTATGTTCGTTCATTAGGCGGATTCGGAGCAAACGGATTAGGTGCAAACGGGGTAAACAACTTAGGTACTCAATGGTGGAATAACGGAGGTTTATCTTTCGATGGAGTTAAGTTATTCGTAGCTAACGGTATGGATGATGATTACATCGTAGCTGCTCAGAAGTCTAACCTTTTCTTCGGAACAGGACTACTTTCTGACCACAATGAAGTAAAACTACTTGATATGGCTGACCTTGATGGTTCACAAAATGTACGAGTAGTTATGCGATTCACAGCAGGTGTACAATATGGTATCGGTTCTGACATCGTACTTTACACTCCTACTGCTTAATTAATTTAAATGTCTAACGAAGAAGGGTGGGTGAGCCAATATGTGCCTACCTGCCCTTTTTTAATAATATAAACTATGGCTTGTTCTTTATCACTTACAGGTAGACAGTTCCCTTGTGCCAAAGCAGTTGGTGGTCTTAAAAAGATTTACTTTGCAGCTTTCGTAGAGGGTGGTCTAACTATCACGGCAGGGGCAGTAGATGGTACTTGGTACGGGTATGACCTAAGAGGTGCATCATCTGTAGAAACCGCTATCAATGGCTCTCGTGAAAATAACTCTATTTTCTACACACAAACAGTAAACATTCAGTTACCGCTTCTTGATTCTGCAACTCAAGACGAAATCAAACTATTAGCTGCTGCAAGACCTCACATCGTAGTTGAGGATTACAATGGTCAGCAAATGGTTATCGGATTGGAACACGGTGCAGACCTTACAGGAGGTTCACTTGCAACAGGTGCTAACTTAGGGGATTACTCAGGATTCACTTTGACTTTTGAGGCTCTTGAGAAAGAACCACCTGCTTTCATTTCGACTGCTGTTACTGACTCTGCTGCTTCACCAATCGCACCTGCGGTTAGTGCTGCATCATAATCTTTGAAATAAGGATAATTAAGGGGGACATTTGTCCCCTTTTTTTATATCCCTATGCAAATAATAAGATTCTATTCGTTATATAAGTATGAAAGTCTTAACAACAAGTACAGATGCACAGAGTATGTCTATCATACCGAGAAGTTATGCATCTACTATTACTATAAAGCTAAGAGATGAATCTACTAACGAGATAACTACTTATTCGGATGTTGCTACAACTACAGATAAGGGTTATTTAAGTTTCTCTAATGCATACGCTTTAACAGAAAATGTATTTTACGAACTAACAATATTAGAAGGTTCGAGCGTTATATATATGGATAAGGTATTCTGTACCGACCAAACGATAAGTGAGTACTCTGTAAATAACGGACAATACACTACAGAGGATTCTTACGATAATGATTATATCATAATATGAGTAGAGCAGCAAATAAGCCGAAGGTACATAACGATTTAAGAGTCGTAAACTTCAGCACTTACACATCACCTAAAATCACAGAGAATAAGAATCGTGATTGGGTAAACTACGGAGAGGACAATAACTACTATCAGTACTTAATTGATAGATACAACGGTTCTGCTACTAACAACGCAATTATCAATGGTATCTCAGAGATGATTTACGGAAAAGGGTTAGATGCTACTGACTCTAATCGTAAGCCTGATGAGTACGCACAGATGAAGTCTTTATTCTCTAAGGATTGCGTTCGTAAGTTAGCCTATGATTTAAAACTAATGGGTGGTGCAGCAATGCAGGTAGTTTATTCTAAAGACCACTCACGAATCTTACAAGTAGAACACTTCCCTGTTGAAACACTAAGAGCAGAGAAATGCAATGAGGATGGAGATATCGAGGCTTACTACTATATGGCTGATTGGACTAAGTTGAAGCCATCTGATAAACCTCAGCGTATCCCTGCGTTTGGATTCTCTAAAGAGGGAGTTGAGATTCTATTTATTAAGCCTTACCGAGCAGGATTCTACTACTACTCACCTGTAGATTATCAGGGAGGCTTACAATACGCAGAATTAGAAGAGGAGATATCAAACTATCACCTAAACAACATAATGAACGGACTCGCTCCATCAATGCTTATCAATTTCAATAACGGAGTACCTAACGAAGAGGAGCGTTCAATGATTGAGCAGAGAATCTATCAGAAGTTCTCAGGTTCATCTAATGCGGGTAAGTTCATCTTAGCGTTTAACGACAATGCAGATACCGCAGCTTCTATTGAGCCTGTTCAGTTAAGTGATGCACATAATCAATACCAATTTCTAAGTGATGAGAGTATGCGTAAGATTATGGTATCTCACCGAATAGTATCACCGATGCTTTTAGGTATCAAAGACCAATCGGGATTAGGTAACAATGCAGATGAGTTAAAGACTGCTTCTATTTTAATGGATAACACCGTTATTAGACCTTTTCAGACACTTTTACTTGATGCCTTTGAGTCGGTATTAGCTTACAATAATATCACGCTTAATTTATACTTTAAAACGCTTCAGCCGTTAGAGTTCACAGAACTTGACAATGCGATGACTAAAGAGCAGGTAGAAGAGGAAACAGGAGTAAAGATGTCTAAGCAAGAGATGAATGATACATCTGACGAACACTTAGATAAAATCTTTGAGGCTTTAGATGAGTTAGGAGAAGAAGAGGATTTAGATGAGTGGGAATTAGTAGATGAGCGACCTGTAGATTATGGTCAGGAGGAAGCGTTAGATAAGATGTTAGGATTAGCTTCTACAGGTAGAGCAATACCTAATGCAAAGTCAGAGCAAGACCAAGAGGTGGATGGTGTACAATTCAAGGTACGATATCAATACGCTCCTTTGACTAATAAGGATAACTCGAGAGAGTTCTGTAAGAAGATGGTAGGCTCTAAGAAGATATACCGCAAAGAGGATATCGAGAAGATGGGTAGCCAAGCGGTAAACGCAGGCTTCGGACTTAACGGAGCAGATACCTATTCTATATGGCTTTATAAGGGTGGTGCTAATTGCCATCACTTTTGGATGCGTAAGACTTATATGAGTAAAAGAGGTAGACCTGATGTAACGAATCCTAATGCTGAGGTAAGCGTTAATAAAGCAAGAACTGAAGGATTAAAACCACAAACAAATGACCCGTTAGTAGCAAAGCGACCTGTAGATATGCCGAATAACGGATATGCAAATCCAAGATAAGATATGGCAACAGCATTATTTATAAAAAGACAAGACTTAGTACGCAACAGTATCTTAGATGGCAATGTAGATACTGACAAATTCATTCAGTACATTAAGATTGCTCAAGAGATTCATATTCGTAATTACTTAGGTACTGATTTATACAACAAGATTAGTGCAGATATTATTGCAGGTACATTGAGTGGTGATTACTTAGAGTTGGTTAATGACTTTGTACAGCCGATGCTTATTCACTATGCAATGGTAGATTACTTACCTTTCGCAGCTTATCAGATTAAGAACGGAGGAATATTTAAGCACCGATCTGAGAATGGAGATACAGCTACTAAAGAGGAGATTGATTTTATCGTACAAAAGGAGAGAGATATCGCAGAGTACTATACACGGAGGTTTATTGACTATATGAGTTTTAATCAGGCTTCATTCCCTGAGTACTATACGAACTCTGACGATGATATACATCCTGATACTAACGCAACTTTCAACGGATGGGTGCTGTAAAAGGATATAAACCAAAACCTGAGAATATTGTTAAACTCAAAAAGTTCTTAAAGAAGAATGAGTTACCAAAGAAATAGCATAGGATGGGGAAGTGTTTATCTTATTGACGA